TAAACACCATAGAACTATGAAAACCGATTACACCTGTAAAAACGAAGAATGCCAGCACGACTTTGAAGTCGATTTTGAGCCAGCAACCCGAAACCGAGGGATGCATGGAACTTTTGAAGATGCGGAGCAAGGATCATCTGCATCATGCGATCCAGGAGAGTGTCCCAAATGTGGGGAAGAGGTTTCTACCGAGGATGTAGAATCCGATTGTATGCCCGATGCTGATGATTACATGGAGCCTGATTGGGAATAATATGAGAGCAAATGAATACCTGGGCGACCGCCCTAATCTTAACTGGTGCGTGTTCCTTTTATTTCTCTACAGAGAATACGATTGGAACTTGACTTCACCGAAATTTCGATCAACATATTTTCCTACCAAAAAAGTCTTGCAAGGGACTAAAACATCAACCACATTAACACGATGACAACCACTGAAACACCTGACACATTCACCGCCGAGACATTCACCGCCGCACCCAAGACAAATGCATTTTTGGGTCTCTACGTTCCAATGGAGCTTAAAGCCAAGATCCATGCCGCATCAAAATCCGAGCGTAGGAGCATGAGCAGTTTTGCTGTTGGCGTATTTGAGGAATACTTCAACCCATCTCCAGCACAATGAGCAAGACCATCGCCGCATTGATTCTTCTTTTCTTGCTAATCGCTCTTGCAGTATTAACAATGCCACGATGAAAGAAGGACTTTACAAAAATATCCAAAAAAAGAGGGAACGCATCGCCGCTGGTTCTGGAGAGAAGATGAGGAAGCCAGGATCAAAGGGAGCACCCACTGCAAAGGCATTCCGAGACTCAAAGAAAACCGCTAAAAAGAAATAACTATGGCAAGCGAAAAATGGCAGACTAAAGCTGGAAAAAATCCGAAAGGTGGCTTAAACGCCGCTGGCAGGGCAAGCTATAACAAGGCTCATGGAGGTCACCTCAAGCCTCCTGCACCTAATCCCAAGACCAAAGCAGATGCAGGACGTAAAGCCTCATTCTGTGCGAGGATGAAGGGACTCAAGAGCAAACTCACAAGTTCCAAGACCGCTAAAGATCCCAATAGCCGAGTGAACAAGGCTTTAAGAGCATGGAGATGCCACTAATAACTTTCCTTTGGAAATTCATCCAAGGATTAACCAACAACAACAACCATGTCACACACACTAGCAGAACTCAACGAAATCGCCCAGGGAATAGCCAACAGGCTCGGTCATATCAGTCAGGAACTTCTTTTGGAGATCGAAGCACTCATCAACAAGAAGGATTGTTCACAAAACCCCTGCCAAAACCAACAGCCTGTATCGGATGCTACCGAGACCCCTGCTGTTTAACTAACCGATGAAAGAACTCTTTGAACGGATGAAGGGAATGTTCAAGCCTATGCAAGTAAAGGCACTCCCTAACGAGACTTTGATCAACACTCGTAAGCTGTCACCAGTTAAGAGAGCAAAGATCAAATCAGAGGCTACAACGCCAAAAACCAAAGGTCGTAAACCGACCACAACAAAAAGGAAAAAGTAAGATGCCAACGAAGAAAATGCCAAAGATGGAGAAAGCCAAACCTTCCTCCAAGGCTACCAAGATGAAAGCACCCAAGTCCATGATGAACAAGTCAATGGGCAAAGGGATGAAGAAAGGATACTAAAACCTTCCTGTTGTCTCCGTAAGGGACATGAACAAACCCTTACGGAGACTCTAGCAGGAGCAACCACGCTACCCAACAACATGAACATAAATACAACCACGCAAGAAAGTCAACTCAACGCTTCTTTTGTTAAAGCATTAGGAGAATTACGCAATGTAGCCAAGAATGCCGTCAATCCGCATTTCCGCAATCGCTACGCCTCACTGGATGCTATTTTGGACGATGTTCGTCCAGTATTAGCCTCTCATAACCTTGGAATCTCCCAAGAACCCCTCTTTGAAGATGGGAAGGCAGGAGTAGTGACAAGGCTTATCCACGCATCAGGAGAGTCGAGAGAGTCAACTCTGTTACTTCCGATCAAGGATCAGACTGCCCAAGGGGTAGGATCTGCTTTGACTTACGCAAAGAGATATGCCATCTCATCCATCCTTGGTATCACCGCTGACGATGACGATGATGGGGAGCTTGCCAGCAAGCCAGTAGTTGCCAAGCCTATCATCAAGGCTGAAGCACCGAAAGCGAAGCCAGAGAAGGCTCCAGAGGATACCAAGGGTCTTCGTATCAATCCCCTTGAAATGCTCTCCAGCATGATGTGGAGTGATGAGATCAGTGATGCTCATGTCATCGAGTTTCTGATTGCCAACAAAGTGATCACAAAACGGGACATCAAACTCAAGGATGTTCCAGAGGTATTGATCGAACGTCTTATCGCCGCATGGGAAAAAGTTAAGGCATTTAAACCAGCACTCTAATGACAAATAATTCTACAAATATTACAGCCATGAAGGCATTTCCAGTTTCTTGGAATGATGAACAAGATTTTCATGGTGGAATGAGCATCAGGCATTATTTTGCCGCAAAAGCAATGCAGTCATTAATATCTAATAAAGAAGAATATCTTACTGACTTTGATTACGATAGAATTGCCCATATGGCATACTATTTCGCCGATGCAATGATGAAATTATCATAATATGGACGAACGTAACGGAAAACCATCAGCAAGCGGATTCAGCCGACTTGCCCTATGCCCTGGATCATGGAACCTAGAGCAGACACTCCCCCCACAAGAGGAGAACAAATACATGGCACTAGGCACAGCAGTCCATGCTGTACTAGCTGGTCAAGCAGAGTTTGATACTCTCACCGAGGAGGGTCAGGACATCGCCACAAGATGCCTATCCCAATTCTCCGAGATGATCGGTCAGTTGGATCTAGGCGAAAGAACCAAGGAGGTTATCGAAGAGAGATTCTGGTACGATGATCTCTTCAGTGGGGCGATTGATAGGATTGACTTCTTTGGGGACGATACAGCAGTAGTCACCGACTATAAGACTGGTCGTGTAGCCCAATCTGGAGCCGCTGAAAACTACCAACTCCGAGCGTATGCCGTCCTAGTCAAGAAGGCATTCCCTAAACTCAAGAGCATCTACGTTGCAATCATTCAGCCTCTCGCCGCTGGCAAGACCATAGCTGAATACAACGAGGAGGATCTCGCCAGAGCAGATCAGGAAATTGTTGGCATCGTTCATGCTTCCCAAAAGCATGATGCTATACGAACTCCTTCTAATGATGCGTGTAAATGGTGCAGGGCAAAAAGCATATGTCCAGAAGTGCGTCAAACGCATAATGAGATTCAAATAGTCTCTGGTGCTGTTGCTTCTCGTCTATCAAATGATGAGATCCTAGCCATTGACGAAAAGGCCGAGGTCGTTCTTGACTTCATCGAAGAAGTTAGGAAAGAGATGAAAGCTAGGATGATGGCAGGACAACAATTCACTGGACGTTCACTAACTGAAGGTCGTAAAGTACGGAGTGTTTCGGATACTCAATCTGTTATTTCTGCTCTTTCTGGTATCGTTGAACAATCTGACGTGCTGTCTTGCACAAAGATTTCAGTTACATCTCTTGAGAAAGTCTTTGCCAAAGCCAAGGGACTCAAGGGAAAGGAAGCCAAAGAAAAGTTTGAAGATGCCCTCGGTTGGCTCATCGAAACAACAACTGGTGAGCCTTCCATCAAACGGAATTGATGATCAAGGGGAAGGCTATGCTCTTGCTATCACCTACAGAGGACGAGATTGGATCGTTCTCTATAAAGATGCTGGCAACTTCACAGCCTTCCCTGCCGATCAAAGGAAATCAAACATTCAGCAAGCTAGAAAAGTCATGGAATATCTCATGGTCGAAGGATTCATAAATCCCGAAAACAATGAGCCAACAATGTCAGTGTAGTAAAATAACCAAACAACAAACCAAATAACCCAATGTTTACAATATCATTAGATGTAACAAAGATAGATAAGTCACTCCTTAAATCGGTAACGAAAAAGGATGGAACAAAAGCCTCATACCTCAACCTCATCTGCTGGCCTAACCGAGATGGTCAGGACAAGTTTGGCAATGATGGTTCAGTTAAGCATTCCTTGACCAAGGAA